CGGCTGCGGTGGTCGAGCTGTGGGACGCGGACGCCGTCGAGGACGACGACATGTCCGCGCTGATCGAGCGGCTGCGCTCCGCGCTGGAGCGCGACGCGTGATCGCGCGACGCGCGGCCGTCGTTCTTGGATCGCGGGAGCTGGTTGTACCCCGCCGCCGGTTTGTGTCTCTCTCCCCCGATCCAGCCAAGTCCGGCGATGTGTAATCGAATCTGCCGGGATGACGGCTGACCGTGCCAGCTCGAGGCCAGGACCACCTGCCCGGCGTCGGGGGCGACACGCCGACGGGCCGGGCCCGCCGCGTACGGCGCGCCGTGGACCGCACGATCGCCGGGCAGCGGGCCATGGGCCAGATCGAGATCGTGGACGAGGCCCTGGTGGCCGTGGCCCGCACGCTGGCCGACGCGATGGACGAGGAATGGGCCGGCCCCGACCCGTCGAGCTACACCGTCGCCACCGTCGCCGGGCGCCTGGTGCCGGTGCTGCTCGAGCTGCGCGGAGAGCGTCGTGACTCTGGCTCTGACGTCGGGTGGGACGACGAGCTCGAGCAGCTCAAGGCCGCGCTACGCGACGCCGCGCGATCCCGGCCGCCCGACGACCGGGCTTGACACCGTCGCCCACCTGGCCCGCATCCGCGGCGGGCCGCCGTTCGGCTGGCAGTGGGACGTCGCCGAGGTCGCCGGGGAGCTCAACGACGACGGTTCCGGTTTTCGCTACCCGATTGTGGTGCTCAGCCTGCCGCGCCGTGCCGGCAAGTCGACGCTGACGCTCGCCGCGGCGCTCGACCGGATGGACCTGCTGCGCGACGCCCGGTGTTGGTACACGTGCACGAACGGCCGCGAGGTCGCCGCCAAGCTGTTCCGCGACGAGTGGTGCCCGATGATGGAACCGCTGTCACGCCTGTACCGGGTCCGCAAGTCGCAGGGCTCCGAGGGGTTCCACAAGCGCCGCGGCTCGAGCCGGCTGCAGCTCTTCGCGCCGACCCCGACCGCGCTGCACTCCACGAACGTGGACACCGCGATCGTGGACGAGGCGTTCGCCGCCGACATCGACCAGGGCGAAGGGATCGAGTCCGGCATCGAGCCGGCGCAGCTGACCCGGCCGTGGCGCCAGACGTGGATCGTCTCGGCCGGTGGGACGATCGAGTCGACGTGGTGGGATCGCTGGCTGACCGCCGGCAGCAACGGCACACCGGGCGTCGCGATGTTCGACTACGGGGCCGACCCCTCCGCGCCCGGCTACGACCCGGCGGACCCGGCCGTGTGGGCCGCGGCGCATCCGACGGCCGGGGTGGCGTTCCCGTTGTCGGTGCTTGAGGGGCTGTGGGGCCGGCGCACCGATGACGCCGCGTTCGAACGGGCCTACCTGAACGTGTGGCCGCGCCCGTCGGAGGCACTCGTGGCCGCCGGGCTCGACCTGGCGCTGTGGCAGGCCGCCGCCAAGCCGAACCTGGCCCCCGTCGTCACCGCCCTGGCGCTCGACGTCGCCGCGGACCGCTCCAGCGCGTCGCTGGCCGTGGCCGGCCCGCACGCCGACGCCCCGGGCCGGGTCGCGGTGGAAGTGATCGAGACATGCCGCGTCCACGAGCTCGCCGCCGCCGTCAAGCGGGCCCGCGCCGCGTACCGCGGTGTGCCGGTCGTCGCCGACTCGCTCGTCGCCGCGTCGGTCGTCGCCGAGCTGCGCCGGGCCCGGGTCACCGTCGACCCGATCGGCGCCGGGGACCATGCCCGCGCCTGCGGCACGTTCGTCGACCGGCTGACCGCCGGCACGCTGACGCACCGGGCGCAGGCCGTGCTCGACGACGCCATCGCCGGCGCGGCCCGCCGGCCGCTCGGCGACGCCTGGCTGTGGTCGCGCCGGCACTCCGCGGTCGACATCTCGCCGCTCGTCGCCGTGACGCTCGCCGCGTGGACCGCGGCGACCCGTCGACCGGGCGGCCGCGGCGCGGTCGTGGCCGCCACAGCGCCGTCAGGCCCGATTACCCGCACCCAACCCCCCGCCCGACCCCGTAGCGCGGCTCTGCGGGCCACACAGCCACCAGCGCGGGGGCGGTAATCGCCGGTCGCGCTCGACAGACCCGCGTAATCGCGCTCCAGATGGCCCCATGGCACGCAAGTCCCCCGACCCGGTGTACGTCTTCCCCGGCCACGAGGACGACCCGACGCTCGGCGGGGCGATCACCGCGGACATGTTCGACGCGCTGCAGGCGTCCGCCACCGCCGAGCCGGCGCCCGCGCCGACCGACGACACGCCCACGACGTGAACCGGTGGCTGCGGCCGGGCGGCCTGCGCCGGCCCGTCACCGCGGACTCTGCCGGGCCCGCGGTGACGGCCGCGGCCGGCCGTGTCGCGCTGGCCGGGCGGCCGAGCTCCCGGGCGACGGTGCCGTGGGGGCTCGGGCCGCCGCTGCAGCCCGTCGAGTGGGACGGGGTCGGGTCGCTGTGGTTCGACCGTGACGCGGCGATGTCGCTGCCGACGATCTCGCGTTGCCGTGACCTGATCTGCTCGGCCGGCGCCGCGCTGCCGTTCACGCTGTGGACCGTCGACGCGTCACGGATCCCGGTCGTGGAGCAGCAGATCCCGGGGTGCTCGTGGTTCCAACGACCGGACCCGAACCGGACCCGCCAGTGGCTGCTGGCGTGGACGATTGACGACCTGCTGTTCTACGAACGGGCGCACTGGCTCGTCACCGACCGCTACGCGACGACGTTCCCGTCGTCGTTCGAGCGGATCGCCCCGGGGAACCTCGAGGTGCGCGACGACCAGACCGCGGTCGTCACCGACGACCACGGCCGCCAGCGCACGGTTCCGGCCCGTGACGTGATCGAGTTCCTGTCGCCGATCGAGGGGCTGCTGTCCAACGGGGTGCGCCCGATCTCGATCGCCCTGCAGCTCGACGCCGCGGCGGACCGTTTCGCCGGGACCGAGCTGCCGACCGGTGTGCTGCAGGAGCAGGAGGGCTCCGAGGACATGGACTCCGACGAGCTGGCCGAGCAGGCCGACAGGTTCACCGCCGCCCGGCTCAGCAACACGACCGCGGCGCTGAACAAGTATCTGCGCTACGAATCGATCGACGTCGACGCGTCGAAGATGCAGCTGGTCGAAGCGCGGACGTATCAGGCGCTCGAGCTGGCCCGGCTCGGCAACACCCCGCCGTACCTCGTCGGGGCGCCGGCCGGTACCGGGATGACGTACCAGAACGGGCAGCAGGCCCGCACGGACCTGATCGACTTCGGCGCCGGCCCGTACATCGGCTGCATCGAGCAGACGCTGTCCGGCCCGAACGTGACACCGCGCGGCCAGTCGGTGCGGCTCGACCTGAACGCCTGGCTGCGCAACCCGTTCGTCACCACCGGCGACGGCGCGGCGGCCGAGGAATCACCGAACGACATGCAGATCGCCGACCCGACCGGCCCCGACGTCGGGGTGCCGGGATGATCCGCGCCTACTGGCCGAGCCAGGCCATCGCGGCGCGGGCGTCGGGCACACCGGGCCGTCAGATCACCGGCACCGCGGTGCCGTGGGGTGTCCCCGGCCGCGTCAGCTCCGGTGACGTCGTCGTGTTCGAACCGGGCTCGCTCGACGCCGCGGCCCGCCCGGTCGCGTTGCGCGACCACGACCGGGGCCGCCCGATCGGCACCGTCTCCGATGCCGTCGACACCGGCACCGAGCTGCTGGCCACGATCGCCGTGGACCGCACCGCCGACGGCAACGACGCCCTGACGATGGCCGCCAGCGGCTCGCTGCCGATGCTGTCCGTCGGCGCCGAGCCGATCGACGCCAGCTACGACGACGACGGAGTGCTCCACGTGTACGCGGCGGAGTGGCTCGAGCTGTCCCTGCTGACGATCGGCGCCTACCCCGGCGCCCGCGTCGCGTCCGTCACCGCCGCCCGACACACCGATCCCAACCCTGGAGGGAACATGCCACCGACCACGACCACCGCCACCGACGAGCCACCGGTGGACCCTGACGCCCCGGCCGACCCGGACGAGGAGCTCGAGCCGAACGAGGACATCGAGCCGGACCTGCCGGCCGACGAGCTCGTGGCGGTGCGTCCCGCAGTGGTGCCGATCGCGGCCGGCCGCCGTGGCGCTGCCCGCGCGGGCCGGCCGGCCGCATCCCCGTACGCCGATGTGACGATCCGCCGGCTGGCGCACGCCATCAACGCGGCTCGTGGTCCCGGCGGCGGCGGCCGCCAGTGGCAGGCCGTCAACGCGGCGCTGGCTGCGCAGGGCTCGATCGAGGCTGCCCTGACCGACGTCACGCTGGTCGGGACGAACAACGTCGGGGTGATGCACCGCCCCGCCTATCAGGCCGAGCTGACCGAGATCATCTCGTGGGGAACCCCGCTGATCGACGCGCTGCGCCAGGGCGACCTGCAGCGCGGCGACTACCCCAACGTGGCGTTCAACCAGTGGACGACCCTGCCGACCGTCGGGCTGCAGGCCACCGAGAAAGCCGAGATCGTGTCGACCCCGGTCAAGATCGACCCGGCATCGGCGCCGGTGCAGACGTGGGCCGGTGGCAACGACATCAGCCAGCAGCTGCTCGATCTCGGCTCCCCGTCGTTCGTGGAGGACTACATCCGCGCCGCCGCCGTCGACTACGCCAAGAAGACCGACACGTACGCCGTGACGACGCTGCTCGCGGCGGCCATCCCGGTCGTCACGGCCGGCACCGACTCGTTCATCCAGATCGTGATGCGACTGCTCGGGGCGCTGTCCCCGGCGTCGACCCCGCCCGGCGGCCTGTTCCTGGCCATGTCCTACGACGCGGGTGTCGGCCTGATCGGTGTCCCGGTGAACGAGGGCCCGGCGTTCTGGGACGGCAACGTCAGCTTCGGGTCGTTCACCCCGACCACGAACGTCGGAGGCCTGTCCGCGTTCGTGGACCCCAACCTGCCAGCCCGGACCTACATCT